ACGGCGGGCAAGAGCCTGACGATCCAGAAGGGCGTGCCTCTCACCAGCGGAACCGTCACCGACAAGACGTTCGTCGGGTGCAAGGTCCTGTCGGGCGAGTTCTCGTGTGAGGTCGGCGGCATGCTGACCGCCAGCTTCGAGATCGACGCGAAGGACTGCGATGAGACGCAGACCCTCGCGGCCGCCAGCTACAGCAACATGAGCCCGTTCCACTTCGGGCAGATGGCGCTGAAGACTGGCACGTACAGCAGTGAGACCGCGCTCGACGGCATCCGCAAGGTGTCGTGCAAAGTCGAGCGCCCGCAGGACGTCGAGCGGTTCTACGCCAACCAGGCGGCGCTGAAGAAGGAGCCGATTTCCAACGACCTCACCAAGATCACGGGGACGCTGGAGACGGACTACGTCGCCACCACGCTGGACGACCTGCACACCTCGGACGGCGGCACGTCGCTGGTCTGGGAGTTCGTCGGGCCGCTCATCGCCTCGACGTACTACGAGACGTTCCGGATCACCTTGCCTGTGGTCAAGCTGGACGAGGGCCCGCCGGTGGTCGACGGTTACGGCGTCGTGAAGCCCTCGTTCAACTTCACCGCTCTGTACGACGGCACGAACATGCCGAAGATCGAGATCATCTCCACGGATACCGCGCTGTGAGGTGACCTCATGCCGCAGAACGTTCGCGTGATCGGCACCGGCCAGTTGCTGGAGCTGGCGGCACGGCTGCGCCGGGCCGGTCACGAGAACATCCGAGCGTCCTTCCAGCGGCGCATCCGCCGCGCCGCCGAGCCGTTGCGAGACGACTTGCAGTCCACCATCCGCAGCCTCGACATCCGGTCCCAGGGCCGCGGCTCCGGGAAGCGGGGCGGGCCGTCCCCGACCACCCGGCCGTTGCGGGCGAGCATCGCTCAGGCCGTGCGCATCAGCGTCCGCACCACCGGAAGTCCCGGCGCGAAGGTCTGGCTGGACAAGGCGCGCCTCCCGCCCGACATTCCGGTCGGCCTCGTCAACCGCCTCAACGAAGGCAGGCTCCGGCACCCGGTGTTCGGCAACCGGCGCCGCTGGGCGCAGCAGAACACCAGTTCCCAATGGTGGGAGAAGACCATCCGCGCGCACGAGCCGCGCATCACCCGTGAAGTCGAGCGCATCACGAACGACGTGCGCCGGCACCTCGAATAGGAGCCCCACTTGATCATCGTCTACACCCCCGCGGACGGCGAGCGCGAAGAGTACGACGCGACCGTCCTCAAGGTCTCCGAGGCGTCGATCGTGCAGCGCACCGTCGACATGAAGTGGCAGGACATCCTCGTCGGCCTGGAGCGCGACGACCTCGACGCAATGCGCGGCATCGTCTGGGCGCTCAAGAAGCGCAGCCAGCCGACTCTCCGGTACGGCGACTTCGACCCGGGCGTTACCGAGATGACTACGCGCATGGACAAGCGCGAGGTCGAGCGCTGGGTCGAGCAGGCTTTCGCCACGGCGGACGAGGAGCTCGACGCCGAGACCATGGCCAAGGTCCTGCTGACCCGTATGCCAGACGTCGCCGCCGACCCTGACCATGCGCGCACCTTCATCGAGGCAAAGGCGCGGGGCCCAAAAGATCCCGAGTCACCGGAGCCGGGAGTAGCGGCGACGGAGCCGGAGGATTCGAGCCCCAGCCTGACATCGAGCGAGCCCGCATCGACTACCTCGGACTCTTCGCCCACCTCCTCCACATCTCCCCCCTCGTCGTAGACGACCTGACCGTCGACGACTTCTACACGCTGTGCGCCTGGATCGATCGGCATCAGGCAGCCCTCGCCGCCCAAGGAGGTGACTGATGCCCGGCATGCTGTTCACTCTCACCGGCCACGACGAGCTGAGCGACGTCTTCGACGACATCGGGGACGCGGCCCGGCGCATGGCCCGGCGGCTCCACGGCGCCAGCATGGACGCGGACCGAAACGTCCGCCGCTTCACCCGTGAGACCTCGGACCGGATGGCCGCGATGCGCCGCGACACCGAGGCCGGCGGGAAGGCGGTCGAGGAGCTCGGCAAGGTCACCAAGATGCTGTGGCCGGCACTCATCCCGGCCGCATCCGCGCTCGCGCCGCTCGCTGCCGGGGCGGGCACCGTGGCGGTCGCGCTCGGCGCGATGGGCGCCGCAATCGGCCCGCAGGTCAAAGCGCTGGGGGAAGCGTCCGAGGCGCAGAAGACCTACGAGGACGCCGTCGCCAAGAGCGGCGCCAGGTCGCAGGAAGCGATCGCCGCGCAGGTCGAGTACCAGCGCGTGGTCGCCGCGCTGCCGCCCGCCACGCGCGAGGCGGCGGCCGCGGTCGGCATCCTGAAGGACAACTACAAGGCCTGGTCGGATTCCTTGGCCGGGGACACGATGGCCCCGTTCACCAAGGGCGTCGCCGTGCTCGACGCGCTGCTGCCCAAGACCACCGGCCTGGTCAAGGCGGCGTCCACCGAGACGGACCGATTCCTCACGATCGTCGGCGGGGAGATGTCCTCCCCCGGACTGGACGGCCTGAACAGCAAGTTCACGACGTTCGCCCAGAAGACGCTCCGCACCGTCAACGACGAGCTGGTGCACCGGCTCCGCACGAGCAACGGCAGCGGCGCCGCCGGCGAGTTCGGCGGCGGCTTCACCGAGTTCATGACCTGGGCGCGCGCCCAGGGCCCGACCGTGGCGAGCGCCCTGAAGGGCGTGGCCGAGGCGCTGGTGCACGTCCTGAAGGGAGCCAGCGACACCGGCGTCGGCCTGCTCCAGCTGATCGAGATCGCGGCCCGCCTCGTGTCGGCCGTACCGCCCGAAGCCATCGGGATGTTCCTGCAGCTGGCCCTGGCTCTGAAGGTAACGAAGATCGCGGCCCTTGGCATGGCCGCCGGCAGGACGGCGTTGGCGCAGTTCGGTGCGCAGCTCGTCGCCATGCGGACGGCAGCCGCGGCCACGCCCGGCACGCTGGCCGCAGCCCGCGCCGCCATCATGGCCCTGTCCCGCACAGCGAAGATCGCGATCGCGGGCACGGGCATCGGGCTGCTGATCATCGGCCTGACCGAGCTCGCGCAGCGTGGCCGGTCGGCGCCGCCGGACGTCGACAAGCTGACGTCCTCGCTCAAGCAGCTCGGCTCGACCGGCCGCGTCACCGGCGAGGCCGCGAAGGCGTTCGGTACGGATCTGAGCGGCCTGTACGACAAGGTCCGCTCCCTCACCGACCCCAGCACGACGGACAAGGTGCAGCAGTTCCTCGTCGGCTGGACGGGCTGGGACTCGACGCCGGTCAAGGAAGCCAAGGAGAACCTCGGCGCCATCGACGAGGTGCTGGCCGGCCTGGTCAAGAGCGGGCAGTCCGACCTGGCTGCCGCTGCGCTCAAGCATCTGACGGCCGAGTACGCCAAGGGCGGCCGGGACACCAGCAAGTTCAAGAGCGAGCTGAAGGACTACAAGTCCGCCTTGTCGGACGCGAAGTTCGAGCAGCAGCTCGCCGCCGAGAGCATGGGTCTCTTCGGGTCCCAGGCGCAGCAGGTGCAGACGAAGCTCGAAGCGCAGAAGAAGAGCGCGGACGGACTCCGACAGTCGATCCAGGCACTCAACGATCTGCAACGTGCCGGCATCAGCGGGATGATCGGCTTCGAGGCGAGCATCGACAACGCGGCGAAGGCCGCGAAGGAGAATCACAACGCGCTGTCCATGGTGAACGGACAGCTTGACGTCAACTCGCCGAAGGCTCAGGCGGCAGCGACCGCGCTGAACGATCTGGCTGCAAAGACCGACGAAGCCGCGGCGCAAGCCCGAGAATCCTCCGGATCGTGGGAGGCCGCCAACGCGGTCTACGCACGCGGCCGGTCGAAACTCATTGAGTACGCGCGGGCGATGGGTCTGAACAAGGCCGAGGCCAAGGAGCTCGCGGGTCAGATCCTCCGGACGCCGGACAAGACCGCCCGGCTGAAGGGGAACATCGAGGACCTCGAGTCGAAGGTCACGGCCGCGAAGAAGCGGCTCAGCTCGGTGCCCGCGTCGAAGAAGTCCTCGGTCAAGGGCGACATCTCAAATCTCCTGTACGAGATCTCGCGTGCGCAGCAGCGGCTGCGCGACATCGACGGGACGACGGCTGTCACCTACGTCGTCATGAAGACCAAGACGTCCAACGCGGGCAGCGTCTTCCACGAGGGCGGCAACTACGCGCGCGGTGGGCAGGTCCGGGGGTACGCGTCCGGCGGGCAGCTCCAGGCGTTCCCTGGCGGCGGCTACGTGGATGGGCCGGGCACCAGCATCTCGGACTCGATCCTCGCGATGTTCGCGTCCGGTGCACGGGCCCGCGTGTCGAAGACGGAGTACGTCGTGCAGGCGGCTGCCGTCGCCAAGTACGGCGTCCCATTCCTCAACGCGCTCAACGCCGGGCGCCTGGACCCCCGCGCCGTCATGGCGGGTCTGGCCGGCGGCGGGATCGTCGGGGCGGGCGGCGACGCGGCGCGTGGCCTGGCGCAGGGCATGGCGGGCGGCACCGGCACGGTCAACGCCGCAGCGCGTGCGATGGCGGCCGAGGTGGAGGCCGGCATCCGTGACGAGCTGGAGATCCGGTCGCCTTCGAAGAAGACGAAGGCCCTGGCGGCGGACGTCGGCAAGGGCTTCATCGTCGGGCTGACCGGCACCCGAGCCAAGATCAAGTCGGTGTCGAAGGACCTGGTCAAGGACATCAAGACCGCGTTCTCCGGCAAGAAGGAATCGAGCCTCGTCAAGCTGGTCGACAAGGACACGGCAAAGCTCCTCGCCGCGGCAGCGAAGCGGGACAAGGTCGCGGCCACGATCGCCACGGCGAAGAAGTTCGCCACCGACCTGACGAGCGCGGCCCGCGACAATGCAGGGCTCGGGTCGCTCGGTATGGACGCCGACTCGGTCACGGCCGGTGGCATCAAGGCCGGGCTCGCCGGGAAGCTCGCGCAGCTCAAGCAGTTCACGAAGTACATCGACATGCTCGCCAAGAAGGGACTCAACAAGAGTCTCCTGCACCAGATCCTCGCCATGGGTCCGGACGCGGGCTACGCCTACGCGAGCGCCCTGGTCGGCGCGGACAAGGCAACCTTCTCCTCGATCAACTCCATCGAGACACAGATCAACAAGAGCACGACGACGCTCGGCCAGGTCGGCGCCGACCGGATGTACGACAGCGGCAAGAACGCCAGCAAGGGATTCCTCAAAGGCCTCGAATCTCAAGAGAAGGATCTTGAGAAGGTCATGGAGAAGCTGGCCAAGTCCATGCAGAAGTCGCTGCGCAAGGCACTCGGCATCAAGTCGCCGGCCCGGAAGATGATCCCGGACGGCATCAACACGGCCCGCGGTGTGGCCGTCGGTGTCATCGCTGGCCTGCCCCACATCGACCGCGCCATGGACGCCGTGGCCGGACGGATGGTGGGCCGTGCCGCCGTACCTGTCGGCCGGGCCGCCGGCGCGAACTCCGGCGGCGGCACCGTCTACAACGTGAACCTCCAGATCGAGCAGGCGATGGACCCGGTGGCCGTCGGCCGGGAACTGCAGCGTGTCCTTCTCCAGCTCGGCCGCGCGCAGGGCGCGACCGTGCGACTGAACCTCGGGGGGTGAGCGGATGGCCGTGCTCGTAGAGATGGGCTGGGGCGGACTGGTGCAGCTCCCGTCCACCATCACCTGGACGGACATCAGTCCGTATGTCGACCTCGTCAGGGGCGTCGTCATCAACCGGGGCGCGGCGGACGAGCGGTCGGAAACGCAGCCCGGCTCGGCAACGTTGAGCCTCGAGAACCAGGACGGGCGCTTCACTCCGGGCAACTCGACCTCGCCCTACTACCCGTTCGTGCGGCGCAACGCGCCGATCCGGATCTCGGTGGCAGTGATGCCGACGCGGTCCGGGTCGGCACCGTACCCGATGGCCATGCTCGGCGACGCGTTCGACGACGGCCGCGTCGACTCGACGCTGTGGCCGACGAACACCGGCCCCGCTGTCGAGACCAGCGACGGTCGCCTGCGCATCCCCATGGCTCCCGGCATCGACACCAACTTCACGTCGGCCAGGACCTGGACCCTGGTGGGCAGCAAGCTGACGGCGAAGCTCGCCGCGGTGCCCACACTCAACGGCAGCAGCAACTGCGCTGCGAGCATGTGGGTGACCAGCACAACGTCGGGCACGCGCATCGGCTGGCGCTACGACGCCAGCACCGGCGTCCTCGCCGCACACTCGCAGACCGGCTTTGCCGACGGCGCTGGCGTGAACTTGACGTACAGCGCCATCGACCACGCGTGGATCCGTGTCCGGGAGTCGGGCGGCACCGTGTACTGGGAGACGTCCGGCGACGGCTGGGAGTGGACGACCCGCCGGACCCTGGCCACCCCGGCCTGGGTCACTTCCCAGACCCACGCCGTCGATTTCCCCACCACCCGCACCGGCGGCACGGCCGGCTACATCGAGTGGAAGCTCATCGGCGCCGAGGTCCGGCCCCGCTTCTACGGCATGGTCAACGAATTCCCGATCGAGTGGGAAGGCCTCGTTTCAAAGACGTCGATCTCCTGCACCGATCTGTTCAAGCGGCTCAACCGGCTGCCCGTCCTCAAGAGCATGCTGGCCGAGGAGATCCTGCACCAAGACGTCGCCGGGGTCACCGACTTCGTGTCCGCGTACTACCCGCTCACCGAACCCTCCGGATCACTGGCAGCCGGCGACCTGTCCGGGCGGGGAAGCGGAGCCCTCGCCGTCACCCAGGTCTCGGCGGGCGGCACGCTCGACTTCGGCACCGACGGCCTGGCCGACACCGGCGATACCGCCGTCACGTTCACGCCCGCCAGCGCCAGCGCGGGCAAGTACCTGACGGGTGACCTCGGCGCGCAGTTCGCGGCCGACTCGACCACGTACTGGCAGACCGTCGAGTTCTGGATCAAGACCACGACCCCGAGCCGGGCGATCCTCGGAATGTTCGAGTCGGGCCTCGACCACCAGCTCGTGTACGCGCTGAACGCATCCGGTGTCCCGACCATCGAGCACACTGACTCGGGCGGCACACTCACCGTCTACACGTCCGGCGGCGCCAGCGTCACCGACGGTAACTGGCACCACATCGTCCACGACGGCTACCCCACCAAGCAGCTGTACGTGGACGGCGTCGCCTCAAGCTTCACCAGCAGCGTCGTCGACATGTTCGGCCTGCGCACGATGCACATCGGCGGATACCGCGGCGCCAGGCTGTTCTCCGGGCAGATCGCGCACGTGGCGGTGACCTCGGTCAACGGCAGCATCGGAGCGACGATCTCGCCGTCCCACTACCAAGCAGCCACGTCCGGGTTCTCCGGCGAGAATGCCGACGTCCGGATGGCGCGGCTGGCCCGGTATGCGGGAATCCCGTCGGTGACGATCCTGGGCACCACCCACGACGCGATCGCCTCGCAAGGACCGGGCGGCAGCGGCGTCGTGGCCCGCATGCGAGAGGTCGAGTCCACCGAGTCGGGAAAGTTGTACGCGGAGCGCGACTATTACGGGCTGGCCTACCAGTCCCGCGATCTGCGCTACAACCCCGACCCGAGCACAGAGGTCTTCACGATCCCCTACGCCGATCTGGAGCCAGGCAGCTCCTACGCGGACGACGACCAGAAGATGGTCAACTCCGTCGAAGCCTCGCGGCCCGGCGGCGCCACACAGAAGGTCACCGCGCCCGCCAGCGTCCTGGTGTTCGGTGAGTATCCGCAGCAGCTCGACGTCATCAAGACCTCCGACAACAGCGTGCTCGACGCGGCCTACTGGCTGGTGTCCCGGTATGCCGACCCCATGCCGGAGATGCGCGAGGTGGTCATCGAGGCGTACACGCTGGCCGCCTACCTCGACATCCTCGACGCCGAGATCTCCAGCTACTTCACGGTCACCTCGATGCCGTCGCAGGCACCAGCGTCCAGCGTCCGCGCGACC